AAAAACTTAGGTCCACGAACTGCCAGACGACCAGTACCATCTGGAACAGACAACAAACTCCTATAAAGATTTTCATCTCTAAGCTCCATATTGCAATAATCTTTTAAAAAACTTTTCCACGTGCGGTGATTCATAATATCTTGTAAACACTCTGGAGCACACCATATGTGATCATCTCCATAAACAACTATCGTAATAAACATTCGCGCTAAGAATTCGTCTATCAAGACGCTTCTACTCTGATTACGAGATTTGACATGCTGAACATAGCAAAAAAATATAAATGCCATTATCCAACTATCACCATGACTAGTTTCCTTACCTCCTGAATACATCTGTCCCACCATATATCGCCAAAAAGATCCTATATGACATACAAGTTTAGAACAAACGTGAGAAGCCCATATAACCATGAGCCGCTCTAAAAAAAAGAGCATCTGAATCTGACAGGGTTTTCCAATCAAAATAGGGAAACGCACCAAAACAATAAAGTAGTAACTGCCAATCCTGGATATGCTTATCTAATCCAGTTATATCACCGTCAACATAAATGAAGCCTTTCATATGACCGTTCAAGTACCTAAAAAGACACTCCGCACCACCATACCAAAACTTCATACCTATACGTATGATATTATTTCGCTCTAAAAGCATTCTATTCTCATTCAAAAGTATACCTAAGAAAGAATGCCACTGTTCAGGAATAAAAAACTCTCTTATCTTCAAAAGCATAGCATCAAGCTCTTCTACATTCTTAAATTGACCTAATTTCCATTCATGTTTAGCTTTGACAACGCATATTATTGCTTCTATCGCTGTCATATCTCCCCTTCTCACTCTAACCATAAGCCTATGCAACTTACGAATAGCTGGAAGAAACATAAATATTTTCTGTCCACTAGCTTGAATAATGATATCTTCTCCATTAAATTTACCATGCTTCGAACCCCCACTAGCTATACCACCTGATCTATAAATTTGAAACTTTCGAATCAACTTATGAGGGTCATAATCAAAATAACAAGTACCAAAATTTACTTCATTCTCCATTTGATAATTCAACCAGCCAAGAGCAGCCGGAGCATAATTCCACAAGAAAGATTGGGCAGCATCTCTCTTCATGGTATCTACATTGAAATCGCCATACAACGCGAGCTGCTTCTTAAGAGGAAAATACGTCATTGTATTCACAACTCGCTCTCTACCATAATATTTATCAAATACGGTAGCTACCCACGACATCTTTCTACATATCAATTGGGCCAACGACGGAATCACCTTCTCGTCATTAAATGGCACATACACAGGATAACCCATCCTTATCCAATATGATCTCTCTACCTCCGTAAATATACCCTTCCATTTACTCTCTGGATATATACCCATCTCCTTAACTTCATTACTAACCGGAAAAGGAGGGGACAACGCTATTTGAGAACGAGGCGTCTCATGGTTACGCAAATACTCTAAGTACAATGCATAATCCATAGGTCTAGGTCTGACTACACCTTCATGCAAAAAATAATTTGAAACTATAAAAGCCTTAGCTTCAACATACATATCTCTTACTGTTCTCCTATATGTCATCTTACGTTTAATCATTATCGGATTCAATCCCAAGGCTGGAAACTCTATAACCAGATCACAATCACAATGGTTATGGTCTTGACAATTCCCGGGTTGCCATTTCATCTGATGTCGTTTTGTATGCAATCTCATTGCTCTTCTTGAAAATATAAATTTTAATATACGATACTTTGTTCCTATTGAGTTAAATATTAAATCAAAATCTCCAACAAATTCGCCGTTATTCAGTTTAATAAGAAGTTAAAAAGAGGTTGAAC